CTGCATCTTGTACGTTAAGTCCTGTTGATGCATCAAATTTTAATCTTCCAGTTTTAGCGCCAGTACTTTTATTTCTAAATTCAATAGTTTCATCATCTGTAATTATATGATTAAATGATCCAGTTGGAGCAATAACTAATGTGCTTCCAGATATTATACTACCAGATATTGAAGTATTAACAATTAATCCATTGTCAGGAGATATAGTAGCAGTTGATGATCCTGATGAAATTTGGGATAAATTCAAGCCTACAATTCCAGATGCAGGTATATTAGTTAATCCTGATCCATCCCCTGAAAATACTGATCCAGAAATATATCCACTTGAACTAATATTATTACGAGCAATTATATCTCCAATAAAAGTGTGTGTGTCAGATGATTCATCTCCAAATATATTTGATCCGGATGTTTCTATAGTTGAAGCTGTAATAAATGAAGATGTTAAATGAGTAACATTTAATCTAAATGCTTCAATATCATTTACATTTAAACTAGATGCTGATACATATCCACTTGCACTTATATTACCAGATGCAGTTATGTTTGTAAATGTTTGTAATGAACTTGAAATTAATCCGCTTGGTAATTGAGATGATCCTGATATTATTCCGGTTGGCAAACCTACATATTCATTTGCTGTTACTGTTCCACTTGATGTTATATCCGTATTAACAGAAAGACCTCCATTTTGACTTATAGATGCAGAAAATGATCCAGATGCTATTTGCGATAAATTTAATCCACCTATAGCAGATGCAGGTATATCAGTTAAGCTAGCACCAGATCCTTGAAATGATCCAGAGAATGATCCAGATAATTGTAAATCTGTACGAAACTGTTTGCTATCAAATAATCTTCCCATTAACTAGTTTTCCATCTTCCATTTATAATTATTGTGTCTGTAGATTCTATACTATATCCTAATTCACTTGTATCGAATACTATCGATTGTGGAGAAGTTATATCACTTGGTGTCCAAGTATATAAATCTTTGTCTATATATTGACCGTTAATATATACATCAAATTCATTTTTTGTAGCAGTTGCATTAGTTGTAGGATTAACAGCTGCTAATCCAGAAACTTCTACTGTTGTTGCATTTGAAAACGTTGCTGTTTTATCTGTTAATGATGTAATATAAATCATTGTAGTAGCATCAATTGTTGTTCCGCCACCGCCACCTCCTCCTGACGCACCTGATAATACTATAGAGCCTCCAGATAACACTTGTTGTTGTACATTTAATATTTTTTGTGGTATTGTTGTAGTATTAAATATATTAATATCTGTGTCAATAACTTGCGCCCAAGATACTTTTTTTAATGAATATCTTTTTTGTATAGTTGATTTTCTATATTCTTGCTCTGCCATTAATGTTCCATTAACAGTTAATGGCATTGTACATCTAACTAATCTATCTTCGCCAACAGTATTAATTGTTTCAAAACTTAAAGATCGGATGAAAGTTCTATATTTATTAAAATTATTGCCCCATGCAAATGTTCCATATGGCATAATTTGTTCAACTAATTCATTCATTTGAGTAGTAAAATCTGTCCATACTAACAAGTCATATTCTATATCAACATATTCTGGAATATTTATTGCATATAATTCTTCTGAAGTCATTGGTTCATTTACTGGTATAGGAAATAAATCTTCTGTATATGCATTTTTTTTATTAAATTTATTTTTATATACTATTTGATTTCCTGCAGCTGGTCTATTGATATCTAGTTTTTTTAATTGATCTCTTTCCTGTAATGAATTTCTTTTAATCATTATAATTGGAGATTGTAACATTCCTTTTTGATCACGTAAATATCCTAATCTTCGAACATTATCCCATTTTTCTCCATTTGAAAATATTACAGGAACATCAATCAATTCTCCATTTGCTTCTATTTGAGGTTGTATTTCATTTTCAATAAACCATTTAATTGCATAATCAATATCATAAACAGTTCGCTTAGGAGTTTTAACAATGTCATTATCTCTTCTTACCTCTTCTGCTCTATTTAATATTAAATCTTTTCTTGTAGATTCAGTTGATGATAAAGAAGGTTTATTTGTTTTTCTATCAATATTTTGTCTATTTATTCTTGACATTAACCAAATCCTTTATATGTTTGTCCATCATCTGGAGATCCAAATCTCATTTTTCTAATATTTGTTGGTGTTTGTCTTGTTACATGAGCATCACATAATACTGAAACACTATAACCAAATGAAGTTCCATTAGGCCATGTATCTGGATTCTTTCCTGCAAAATATTGATTTGCATCAACATTATCTAATTCATAATATTCTTCATCCCATTTTACAATATCTCCAACTTCTGGATAAAAATTAGCTTTTTCTAAAATATCTCTTGAAATACCAAACTGAGCTGTTCTGGTATATGAATGTCCATAGTCATCCATTGTTCCATTTTTTGACTCTTTTGTAATTAGTACTGGAATTAAAATAGAATCAAAATAGGTTTTAGAAGTTGATTCGCCATATATATTAGAATTAGATTCTTCAACTACTAATTTAAAAAATTCAATTTCAGTATCAATTATTGCATTTAATAATTCTGCATTAATTGATGCTAAGAATTTTGCATCCCTTTGTGTTCCAAATAATGCCATAGTTATCCTACATATATTTTAGTTGGTATTCTTGACAATACTTCATTCATTGCATCATTTTCTGCTTGTTGTCTTGTTACCATACTTTCTTTTGTCATTTTTTCTAAAAATTCTCGAAGTTGAGTTATCAATGCATCTTTTTCTGATTGTCCTTGTGTTACAAGTTCTGATCCGTTTAATGTAACTTCAGAGTTTGGAATTGGTACTGTTGAATATTTTCCACGAACATATCCTAACATTTCTTTTACTAATGCTAGTCCATATTTAATTATCCATGCTCTTCCCATATCATTAATTTGACTATATTTTTGATACGTATATGGTATATTAGATGCATCACTAACTACTCCAGACATTGCTGCAGTATTTCCAAATAATACAGATTCATTTGCTTTTTTTTCTTCATATGTATAATATACATAAAATTCATCAAAATGTAAATCTGATATCGATCCTGACGCAGATGGTATTGGAAATATTTTAATATCATCTCCATGTATTTCAAATGACCAATGTGATTTTCTAATTCTATCATTGAATTCAATTGTTTGTATTCTTAATAAGTCTTGATGTAATGGCATCATCATAAAGTTAACAGATGGTGAAAATCCTCCAAAATCAAATGCATCTAATAAATTTTGTGTACCTAACCCTGTTCCCACAAATGGATCAAAATATCTTATAATTGCAGGTGGCACGTGATGTAATACTTGTTTTATTTCAATTGAACTAGTAGAAGATAATGGTAATCCTGATTCTGATATTGCTGTTTTTATATTATAATTTTGTTGACCTGGTACTGATTTTACTTTTGCAGTATACCATTTTTCATTTCCTCCAGATCCTGCTTCTGCTCCATATGTTTTTGATAATTTTGTAATATATGATAATGATCCTCCGACCAATGTATCAGAAAAACTTTCACTAACAAGAAAATCAGATCCTGTTTGTATACCCAATGTACTTAATAAATTATTTGTTATATTAACTTGATTAACTTGATTAGAATATTCAATAACTGCTGATTCAAATGCTGTATAAAAATTTTTATCTATTAATTCAACATCCATGATTGGATATCCAACATTTTGTGCTGCAAATGATGCAAAGCTATCTGCTTGACTTTGAAACATTGTATCACTATCAAAAAATCCAAATGGAGTATCTCCAGCGGTAAATGATGAGCTTCCGGGCCAAATTGGTTTATTTTCACTATAATCTGCCATTTATAATTACCTTTATTAATAAATATTACTGAAGTTTTGTTAAGGTAGTTTCCAATAATTGCATTTGTTCTAATGATTCTATTTTTCCTACAGACATTTTTCTAATTCCATGAAATGTTTTTCTAGGAGGGTATGGAGTCATAACCTTAATTGTTATTAATTCTGCTCCTTTACCTAAATCTTGTTCAATATGAACCATTAGCACCATACGTATTGCTCTAATCCTATCTAATACATCAACTAGATTTCCTTTATAAC